TCCTGCGTATTCATCGACAATTGGATGATACGACTCCCTTGGACGCCGGCCATGCTTAACATCAATGTAGTTTAATGCCATTCCCGAAAATAAAGGACCGGGACGACTGAGTGCATTGATATCTGCCAACTCTTGGAAGTTGTCTGGGATAACGTCGCGACAGACCAACCTAGTCGCCCTTCCTTCAAATTGGAATATGCCAATGACATCATTCCGTTTGAAGGCATCAATTGTCGATTGGTCATCCAGTGGGACACGATATAAGTCCTCCAAATCCATGTCTATTATTTCGAGAGCATGCCTTATCATCCCCATTGTTGATAAGCCAAGAATATCTTGTTTCAACATACCGAGATATGCAGCATCCTTTTTGTCATAAGCAACTACACTGGCTTCTCGGCCTGCGACAGTCCTGGTATAAGTAGCACTATAGTCATTAATAGGTTTGTTACTAATGACTAAGCCAGCCGCATGTACTCCCATAGAACGGTAATTGCCTTCGAGTCTAATAGCATTGCTGAGAACTGGAAAGTTTTCCAGAACTTCTTTTGCGGCTGGAAATGTTTCGAATGTATCTTCGAGGGAATCGTTAACACGTGAATCACCACCAGATCGTTCAATGATGAGATTTTTTATCTTATCGACTTCCCAGCTTGGTATTTGATAAGCACGAGCCACATCATCTAAGGAGTTCTTCCCACGATACCGTGTAAAGTTCGCAATGTTCCCAACATTCTCTGAACCATATTTTCTTGCTGCGTATTCAAAGACTTCATATCGTCTTTCGTCGTCGAAGTCAAGGTCAATATCTGGTGCTTCTTCTCTAGACGAATCAATGAAGCGCTCAAATAGCATATTGGGGTGCTGAACGGGATCGACTTCAGTGATTCGCAAAAGATAGCAAACAACTGAAGCCGCAGCTGAACCCCTGGCGGGTCCAACTGGAATTTGATTATCTTTTGCGAATCGGACAAGGTCGCTTGTGACCATGAAATAATCGACGAATCCTTTCGATACAATGACATCTAACTCAGCCTCCACTCGCTTAATGTACTCTTTTGGTTCTTTACGCATGTTTGCATTTTGAGTACGCTTAAGTCTGAATGTCCAGCCGAAGTTCAACCATTGCCTAAGCAGTTTAATGGCTTCTGGAGATGACTGAGCTAATGACGCTGCTTCAAGGCCGGTCGAATAATAACCGGCAAGTTGAGCAATTTCTTTAGCTCGTGTATCAGTGGTCATATTGCATCTTCTAAATAATCAAGTGCTGCCTGTAACCATTGTCTATCTTCTATAGCATATAATTTTTTGTTACATGATAAACACAATAAACCACGTAAACATTTTACGCAACCACGTTTGCAACAATTGTGATCATGATCCACCTGAAGTCTTTTTACTTCATTGCTCCATCTCGATAATGCTGTTTCATATTCGCCACATATTCCACATTTATCACCATACATTTGAATTAGTTTAGCATATGTAAATCCCCAACGTCTTTCAAATCTTTCATCAATCATACAGTACTTACATTGATTATCATGGTTATGATTACCGTTACGGTCTTTATAGAAGATAGCAATCGGTAAATCTTTTTTGCATGTTCTGCAAATCTTAGTATCTAGACCCATGGTAAATAATCCTTCTCAGATATAGGATACCTGAGTGGTTCGACCTTCGGTAATTGTACCTCTATTCGATCCGCAATACTAGCGGTGTTTGTTAATGCTTGTGTAGCTGCCATATCACTTAATCCGGTTCTTGATAGTCGATTCCATACTTTGTCGTCACTGGTTGGGATGTGTAAGGTGATAGAGTATTCCCACGAAGCCTCCACTTGTGATACAGAACTACCGCGATGACTAGCATGGAGTATCTTTTGAATCTCCGCGTCTCCAGGAGATAAATAATGGCAATCGCACGTCGCAACAAGTGGGACTCCACAGTCGATGGATATTTTTTCAAAAGTCGGATTAAGGACACAAGTTCTCTCAAGCTGAGGGAATGCTTGCGTTTCGAGATAATATCTATCTCCAAAAATCTTTTTGAACCATCTAGCAAGCCTACAGGCACTTTTATAGTGTTCGGACGTGTAGGTGAGCCGCTTATCACCATAATACTTTCCACCCAAGAGCGCAGACGATAATTGACTATCGGCGCAGCCGGATAGGACGATGAGTCCTTCATTGAAGCGCTCCAAGTGCTTAAGATAAATTGTTGGCCACTTGTAAAAATCCCGCCATGATTGCGTCACCAAACGATTAAGATTCTCCAAGCCAGTCTGGTTCATGGCTAGAATAGTCTGGTGACACTTGCGCATTTCTTCTGCCTTAGCAATGTAACCTTCGACACCATATATTGGCTTGATGCCGAATTGTTTACACGCTTTCTCAAGCTGAACGTGTGATGACGTGTTCCCATGTTCAGTAAGAGCCATGGCTGTCATGCCTAGTTCAGCGCAACGCTTTACGTGTTCACGCGGTAATCCGAATCCGTCGCCATAGCTAAATGTGCTATGATGGTGAAGACTCACGTACTGCATGGTCCCCCTCTGCCTTCATCTCAGCCAGAATATTGAGACAGGTACCAATTAAATCCATGATTATTTCATCTGTTTGTTCGAACTTGAGTTTTTCACCATCCCACAGGCATCTTTTGAGCTTGATGATTTTCCTCCACATATCAACAAATGGAGCTTTCGGCCCGAGACCACCACTTAATCCGCCGTAATCCTTGGTCTTCTTGAGATACAATTCCAGAGCTTTCGGCAAAATCTCGTAGACAATTCTGATTGAATCATCGTGTGGAAGATTTTCAAATCTGTATTCTATTAGATCAGGGCCTAGGCGTTCAACCCAAATTACTGGTTCACCGCATATAGATGGTTGCCTAGCTTGTTCACGCATAACTTCAGCTTGTGATGAACTTGGTCCCCAATAAGATTCTTTTTCCAAGGATGTTAGGTCATCCACGCTTTTCTCTCCAATTTCCAAGATCAATTAATATTTCTTCCAAAGCAGCATCTAAATCCATTGCTCTTGGGAACCAATCTAGATGCTTGTTATACGGCTGATCGCGCAGTATGGTAGGTAATTTCAATGAAGCAGCCTGTTGCACCATCTCGGGTAAATCATCCAAAACAGCGGCTACACGTTCACGACCGACTTGTTTAACTAGGTCGCGATATTTATGCTCGCCCCAAATCAAGTGATCATATTGTATCTTATTAGCACGTAGCCAGTGGCGGGTGTCTGGACTTTGAGTATCCAGCTTTAAATATGGTCTTGTTGTTGCTAACCATAATTCAGCTCCACATTTACGAATTGTATTAGTAAGCTCAGCTGCCCCTTCATAAGCTGGCATGCTTCGTTCTAGTCCACCTTGTCGATAGGCCAATTTACATTGTCGATAGGTTGATTTGCTTGTTTGCATAAATTTATGAAGGGGCAGCCCAGGGTTAATATCTTTGGGATCGGGCATTTGGCGTCCATACCATCCAGCTGCAAAACACAAGAAGTGCGAATGATAATCTCCTAATGTGCCATCTATATCAACAGCTACAACTGGTCCATCGAAATTGTGCTTCATGCTCGTCCGCCGATGTCCCATCCACGCTCATTTATTCGATGTCCATTACCCGTCTTACCGTTTTTAATATTCCATCGACAAACAGCCTCACCAGCTTCGATCATTGAGATTGCATGGAATATATCTACGCATTTATGGATCTTGACACATTTATCATCATGGAATACAGCGAGTTCATTGTTAAGGTCGATATCATAATACTGCAATCCTTCTGCTGATATATTGCCTTTTTCATCTTCCTCCCACTGAATACTTACTACTCCAGCATCACTTAATCTTGTCATTGGCTAACACCTTCATCGCTTGATAAAATGCATCACTGGTTAAAATACCTTTTTCCCATGCTCCATAACGCCCGAGGTGCACAAAGTCAGGTGCGCCATTAGTTTCACATCGTAATGGCTTCTCAACTATTACGGCACCTATCCACGGTGGTTTCTCCCATCTTTCAAAATATGGCCATTCCAATGTGGATCGGTTAAATATTTTCGCAGACCGATACCATGTACATAAAGTGGTTCCATCGCATACAATTGTAAAGTCGGCTTGTTTCGCTAACCATCCTGGGTCCACATCGCCTAGTGCCCATATCTTCTTACTTTCGAAAATATCACCAGGTTGAGCCCATAGTTTACGAGGTACAGTTGATATTACTAAATCAGCATTCCAAGTATAATATGTGTTGCTATTGTTAAGCTCATGCTCAACTATCCATGGCTCAAACTCTTTCCATAGCCAGTCATATGCCCGTCTTAAGTCCCAGGCATAGTGTTGTTCAGTAAGGTCTTCAGGACTTACAGTACCATCCCAAGATTCGCCGTACACCTTATGACGATATTCTTCTGGCGTGCCTCGTAATTGATATTCTACTAGGTGTGGTCCGTCCGTATCTATTTTTGGAATTGGTTTATGTAAATACTGGGCGCCATGTAATTTGCTTTTCGCTTTACGACTATAAATGCGAAAGTCCCAGCCACTTATATTTGCCGCATGAGCGACCATCAATCCGGCGGGACCACAACCCAGAATGGCGACGTGTTTAGTCATATCTTTGTGTATCTAACGATAATGTTGCGCTTAGCTTTTGGATCTATGACTTCAGCTTCGACCTTACCTAGCTTACCATGTCTAAACTCTGTATAGAATTCAGTTAATGTTATTTCATGGTACTCACGTACTATCTCTAGTTTTGGCTGCCTCTTTATGAAACATTCTTGCCTATGCTCCTCACGCCAATCTTCTTGCTCTGGTTCTCTATCTTTTCCCCATTTAGTTGCTCCACAACCTGTACACATATATAGATTTCGGTTCATTCCGGTAGGGTCCACAGCTTGGGAGAGCCTGATTATTCTTTTGATTTCAGATCCATCTGGTATTGTCGTCATGTAGGGATTCCTCTCTGTAGTGCGCGTGATTTACGGTTATACCGATGGTATGCGCGCGCCACCAAAACCCAGGCCAGGAGGTAGGAGGCCCTTACCTGGGTTCAGAATGGTGGCGCTTCAACATCATCTAGCTCAACCGGAGTTTCATCATCTAAAAAGTCAGCGGCATCTATGATCTCTGCATCATCTTCGATAATTTCCACGCCAGTATCTTCGTCAACCTGACCATTAGCTACAACCATTGGCTTTGGTCCGGTATACGGCAAATACTGATTGACTTCAGCACGAGGATTGCCTTCTAGATCACGACCCATCCTGGTTACGATTCTTACGACATGCTCGCCGGCGGGTGAGGCAATGACGTATGGGCCAATCTTTTTGATGTGGATTTCTTCAGTACCAGCCCGGTTTGTTTCTTTATCAGCATTTGGTCCGTTCGGCGGCCAGAACGCTGTTTCAACGGCATCTTTGGCCGCTTTTGAACCGTCCGTCAAAGCATGAAGAAATCCATTTGCTCGACCAGCTTGACTCTTGATGATATTCAAACCGTCCCAAATTGGAGCACCATAATATGTGTAGTTCGTGTCTTTGAGACCTTCAGCACCGGCCCCGCCACATATCTCAAGAAGAATTGATATGCGCGGTTTGCCCTTATTATCACCTTCCTTATTAATTTTGCCTACAGTCATTCGTTTGACTTTGGCAATATATGAGCCTTTGGGTGGCACTGGTCCCTCATACTGAGATATGCCACTGCCCCAGGCTTCTTCTCCCTTACCGCTGATATCCCACTTTAATTTCATCTAATCCTCCTCGCCATCCGCGCCGATGCTTACGCTAAGCAATTCGACATTGTCACTCTTATTCAGTTTTTGCCTAGGTTGTGGATTTTCAGGAACCACTCTAGGTTCTGGCGCCGGTTTCGGACCAGACTCAATCAATTCGCGAACTTGCTTCAAAGACAAGTTCACAGTTCTTGGCTCAAGACATAGAGTCCTGTCTTTCGCCATAACTGTCTTACTATTTTTCCATTGAATTACTCGAATTTCTTCCCATCTGTCTGTGCCATCTTCATTGACGCCGATCTTACGTCTGGCAATTTTCATTTGACCGAAGCTAGTCATCCAACTAGCAACTTGCTTGGCGTACTGAGTTCCTTTACCTTGCATCATTGGCAATACAACCTTATTGCCGTCTTCATCCTCTTCATCTTGTTGAAGTGCCGTGAAAAGAACATTGACCGGAAGATTCGTGAATGCTTTCACCATTCTG